GAAGGGGGTGCAGAGATGCCCGTCGAGATGGACGTGATACGCTCGAAGATCAGCCCACTGGTCGCCAAGCATGTGTGGGATGCAATCTCAAGCACAGTCATAGCTGCTCGATCAGCGATGGATTGGATCACAGCGACAGCTCGGGTTGCCTCCAAGAACAGCGTCACGCCTCTCCAGTGGACAACACCTGACGGTTTCGTGGTGCAGCAAGCGAAGTATGACGAGAAGACTCGCCGGGTTGAAACATACCTCGATGGTAAGATGTCCAAACTGAGCATCGTAGATCGCACCAACAAACTGGACGCTCGGAAGATGGGGCAGTCTCTCTCACCTAACTACATCCACTCTATGGACGCCTGCCACATGCGTATGGCGATCCTGAGGGCTGATGGTATGGGCATGTCGTTTGCTATGATCCACGACAGCTTCGGGGTTCACGCTGCGGACATGCCTCGGTTCTGTGAAGAGTGCATCAAGCCTGCTTTCGTGGATATGTACGAAGACGGGAAGAACCTTGAGCGTTTCCGTGAGGAGCTAATGCTCAACGTGAAGGACGAAGACACCGGGAAGATCAAACCGCTGCCCGAAGCTGGTAATCTGGATATCTACCAAGTCCTAGATAGCCAGTTTTTCTTTTCCTAGTCGCAGGCCTCTCCAATCTATTACCCGACACCCTAGATTATACCCCAAAACGCTCATCCTCAATCGAAAGGACTCGCCCATGTCAATCATTCAAGTCGTTCGTCAGGGCACACACTTCGCCGTCAGGGACGGACAAAACACCGTATCGGTTCACAACACCCGTGGGCAGGCCATCAACGCAGCCATCAGATACAAGGAGAACAACGGCTTAGCATGATCGGCTAACAACCCCTCCCCCAAAAAACCCTCTCGCACAAGTGGACACCTCACAGCCCTGCACCATCACGGTGCGGGGCTTCGTGCGTTTTAACATCCTCTCCAATAAGGACGAAAACACATGCCTAACAAAGACCCAATCTCCATCGGCCCCGGAAAAGCAGTCTATCCCCGTCTAGCGCAGCCTGACACAAAGTTCGACGAGCTGGGCCAGTACAAGGCCGACGTTTCGGTGCCCAAGTTCGAGGCCAAGCAGACTATGGAAATCCTCTCGGAGCACTTCAAGGCACACACAGGCAAGGCCCCTAATAAGGCCGACAACACCATGTGGTACTTCGAGACCAACGAAGACGGCGACGAGACCGGCAACGTTGTCTTCAAGTGCCGCGTCAAGAACAAGCTGCGTAAGCGCGACGGTAAACTATGGGACCGCAAGCCTAAGATGTTCGATGCTGCCCTCAAGCCTGTCGATGTAAACCCATTCGGCGGTTCGACCTATGTCGTGTCCGCTGAGGTCTACGCATGGGAAGCCGGTGCCAAGAAAGGCGTTAGCCTTCAACCGGTCGGCGTTCAGATCATCGAGTTGGTCTCAGGTTCCGGCCCGAGTGCATCCTCGATGGGCTTCAAGGCTCAGGAAGGTTACATGGCCGACCCCGACGTAGGCGACGATGCTGATGGCGAAACCGACACCCGTGACTCAGGTAACAACCCTCCCGACGACACTGATGATGATGGTGGTGGCGATGATGGCGATTACTGAACGAGAGTGCAGCAGGTGCGGGGGTGAAATCCCCTCGCACAAGCGTAGGGATAAGGGAGGGCTTGCACATGGCGAATAAACGGCAAGTCGCTCTAAAGTATGGCTTCCGGTCTGGCCTTGAGGAGGACATTGCTGACGAACTTACGAAGCATGATGTCGTGTTCTCCTATGAGGAAATGAAGATCGAGTACACAAGGCCTCAAAGGGTATCTAAGTACACACCGGATTATGTGGTTGAAACTCGACCAGATGGTTTGCTCCGAGAAGAGCCTCTTATCATTGAGGCCAAGGGTCGCTTCCTTGTGGATGATCGCGCCAAGCACATCCTCATTAAGCGTCAACACCCGCACTTGGACATTCGGTTTCTGTTCTCAAATCCGAACGCCAAGATTTCCAAGCAATCCAAAACAACATACGCCAGTTGGTGTGAGAAACACGGCTTCCTGTACGCTAAGGGTCCCAAGGTTCCCCTAGATTGGCTTGAGGAAAACTGATGCTCCGCACAGATTTGTTCAAAACGGTGGATCGAGTTGAAACTCGGTTCATCGCCGTACGGGACACGCTTACCAAGCCTGGACTCGAACCAACCATAAGAGAACTAGATGTCCTCCACTGCAAGCAAGGTAGGCTTGGGGTTGGGTGGCACTTTGTCGTTCTGGGCACTGGTACAATCCAGCTTGGCCGAAACATCAAAACCTGTGGCTCCCATACCAAAGGACAAGACGCTCTATCAGTAGCCATCGGCGTAGTCGGAGGTCTTGACGAAGAAGGAACACGGGCACTCACCCGCACCACTGAGCAATGGCAAGCGATAGACGATCTGGTCAGGTTTTTACAGGACAGATATCCCGCTGCAACCGTCTCAGACAACCCAACCCCCGATTACCCGACACCCTAGATTTAACCCCAAAACGCTCAGGAGGCAAAACACATGGATGATCACGCCGAAGATAGTGCTCTGATGTTTAAAGGCCCCTGTGACGAATGTGGGTCCTCAGATGCCAACGCCGTATATACCGATGGGCATACTTATTGCTTTTCGTGTGACACATACGGCAAGGCTGAGGGTGCCGAGGGAGCGTACACCGAGAGCCGCCCAGCGCCGCGTCCTAAGTTGGACCTTTTGCGTACTGGAGAGTTCCGCTCCCTCGGCAAGCGTCGTCTCACAGACGAGACCTGTCGCAAGTTCAACTATAGCGTTGGCGAAGATTGGAAGGGTAACACCGTCCAGATCGCAGGTTTCAAACGAGAAGGGAAACTGATCGCCCAGAAGGTGAGATATCCTAACAAGGAGTTCGTACACCTAGGCGAACAGAAGCCGGGCCTCTGGGGGCAACACCTCTGGAAACCCGGTGGTAAGATGCTCGTGATCACCGAGGGTGAGATTGACTGCATGACCATGTCACAGCTTCAAGGTAACAAGTGGCCGGTCGTGAGCTTACCAAACGGTGTGGACAAGAGGGGCAAGAGTGCTGTCAGAGCAATCCAACAGTCACTCGAGTTCGTCTCATCATTCGAGAAGGTCATCTTCATGTTTGACATGGATGAACCCGGTCGCATCGCTTCAACGGAATGTGCCAAGCTGTGCAAGCCCGGTCAGGCGTTCATTGCTGATCTACCACTGAAAGACCCTAACGAGTGCCACGTCGCTGGTCGGGGTAAGGAAGTGGTTGAGGCCATGTGGAACGCCAAGCCATATCGGCCTGATGGGATTGTCTCAGCGAGTGATCTCTGGGAACGCGTCAAGGCTCCCAAAGAGAACCATGCTCAGGAATACCCTTGGGCTGAACTCAATCACAAGACTTGGGGTAACCGCAAGGGTGAACTCGTTGTTTGGACTGCTGGTTCAGGCGTAGGGAAATCCGCTGTGGTTCGTGAGGTGTTCTTCGATCTGCTTCGTAACAAGGGACAGAAGGTTGGCATGATTATGCTCGAAGAGAACATCGAGCGGACCACGCTGGGCATGATGGGCCTAGAGATCAACCACCCGCTCCACTTGGATCGCGGTTACTTCACCGAGGAACAACTTCATGACGCGTTTAAGGCAACCTCAGGTGGAGACCACCTTTGGCTCTATGACCACTTCGGCAGCACTACTGCTGGCAATCTTCTTGATCGTATCCGTTATCTGGCAACCTCTTGTGAGTGCGACTACATCGTCCTCGACCACATCAGCATTGCAGTTTCAGATGCCTCCGCCAACGATACCGATTTGGACGAACGACGACTCATAGACATGCTCATGACCAAGATGCGCTCCCTCGTTGAAGAGACGGGCGTTGGTCTGCACGTTATCTCCCACCTCAAGAGACCGCCGGGGGCAGGACACGAGGAAGGCGCTATGACCTCCTTGTCACAACTCCGAGGTTCACATGCTATCGCTCAACTATCCGACATCGTGATCGGCCTCGAGCGTAATCAGCAGGACGAGGACCACCGAAACGAGACGATAATAAGGGTCCTCAAGAACCGCTTCTCCGGTGAAACTGG